CTCCCGCTCCTATTCCGACTCCTGCCGCCCCCGCACTGAGCGATACCGCCAAGGCCCTGCAATCTCAGGGCTTATTGAAACAGGGTGCTGGCGGGGTTTGGGTCGCAAACGATCCTAATCTCAAGCATTTTGCGGACGAGGCGAATTCGGTTCACCAGTATCGGCAACAGCAGGCTCAGCAGTTAGTCGACTCTCCCGACAAATATATTACGCCACATGTCGAAACGGCATTTCAGCAGTTTGCTTCTCCGATTCAGAAGGAACTTGCTGAACTCAAGGCGACAATGGCCGCTGATCGCCAGCAAAAAGAAGACACACGGGTCGACAATTGGGTCAACCAGAACGAATCACAATTATTTGTTGGTGGTGATCGCCAGCAGTTTACGCCGTATGCCAAGTCGTACAATGAGTTTGCGGCTGTCGCCGACAGCAACGCTCAGTTTTTGGGGAAAACACTGACTCGGTCTCAGCGTCACGATCAGACGTTGAAACTCCTGTCCGTCAATGGTGTTGTTTCGCAGACTCAGCCGGTACCTCAGCCGGCACCTCAGCCACAGACATTCATGCAGCAAGCTGCAGCCCAGCCGGCAAATGGCAACTGGTTGTCGCAGCATCCAGCACAGCAACCGAATGGTTCTCCCCAGCTGGGCAGAACGCCAAGCGGACCCCCAAGACTAGACCGAATTATGGCCCTGCAGCAAGCAGGCCAACTCCCTCTGCCGCAGTAATGCGATCATTCCCCGTTGATAAAGGATTGTCATAATGCCTGGATTCCTGACTGTTACCGCACAGGCGGCTTTGCAGAACGTTCGCGCTGCCGCGCCTTTGTTCATGAGTGGCTACTCAGACCTCACGATGCGGAATCATGTCCTGCTTGACATGATGGAGCAGTTTGGCAACGTTGAGTACAATGCTGATTCAGTCATCTCATGTGTCTGGAAAATCTTGGTTCGTAAGCCCAAGGTTCGGACGTTCCAGAACACGACCCGCAAGACTTTCGGCGATCACAACGGCTTGGAAGAGCTTCAGGTCGATGTTCGTGGATACGAAAATGACGACTCGCTGAAAGAACTTGACTACAAGCGAAACCAAGGAAGCACCCAACTGATCAACCTGCTTGAGTTGAAACTGAAGCAGATGGGCCAGTCAATGTGTGAAAACATCGTGGAAGGCCTGTATCGCGATGGCAACACAACTGCCTATCAGGATGGGTATCAGGGCTTCGAAAGCTGCCTTGGAGCCAACAACTCAGCCCGTGGCGGAACTGATGCCGACAATGACGACGCGGTCATCTTGCCGTCTGACAGTTATGGCGGTCACAGCACTGACTTGGGCTACTTCGGCGGCACGAGCACTGCGGAGATTGCTTCCACCAGTCGCATGAATCAGGGTCAAGGTGCGGACAACGACTTCCCGTACGGTCAGGCCGACAGCCAGTATGACGCGATGAGTCCAGTTTTGTGGAACTACAACGCGGAGAGATGGGGTTCAGGCTCAAACCTCTGGGTTGACAACAACGAAGACGTGGTCCGTGAAGCGCTGAACGTGCTACACAACCGCACCGGAATTGGCCCAGATGCGAGAATCGCGTTCCTGATTGCTCCTGACTTGTATCCCGGATTGGAAAACCACTTTGGTGATCGCTTCCGGATCGCACAGACCGCAACTGGAAATCACGGGTTTCCTGAGTATCAGACACTGCAGATCGACGGTTGCAGTTTCAAGTCCGACAGCGGCTGCCCCTCCGGTATCGGTTATGGCTTCGTCGCCAACCACATGGAGTTCTTCAATCTCGGCACCATGAACGGCGGCGGCGAAAAACCAATGATCGACGTGTTCGGCCCAACTTGGGAAGACGCCATGGGCGCGTACATCATGCGTTCAAGCACATTCGGCAACCTGCGGATTCAGCCGAAGTTCGTGACAAAACTCGCATCACTTGCTCACTATAACGGTCAGATTGCATAAGCAGACAAGTTCTCCGTTTGTCATCCTCACGCTCGCACAGGAAACTGTCGCGAGCTTGAGGTGGTGATAGATCACAGCTTTGGCTCAAAGCCTCGTAGGAAACAGGAATTTCAAATATGTCCGAATTCATCACAAGCATGCTTCGTGGCCAAGTCAACATTGTCGACGAGGCCAATGGTCGTATTCTCGGTGAACTGTGCCGGCTTGAAGACACGAGCCCACTCACAGGTCTTCGCGGGACAAAAGTCAACACGGGAATGTTCTCAATTGCCCGCATTGTCAAAAACGCTGGATCTGCTCTGGCACCCGGCGTCAACGCGATTTACGACGCAAACCTCTACGGTACGCACGTTGACGGCTCTCCCGCCGATGGCGTTTCTGCAGATGGTGTTGTGGACCCAGATCTCACGGCCAACGTGGCAACAGGGGATACATTCCTACTGTTCATTGAGGGTCCATGCAAGGTCATTGTCAGTGCCGCAATCAGTGGCCAGTATGTGATCCCGTCAGGATCAGGCAAGTTCAAGACCTCCACGAATGTTATTGCCTCTAATGGTCGCACAATGGCAGACGGAACTTCGCTGGCTGACAACGGAACCTTCCGCGTCTTTCTGCAATGTCAGGGACGTGGTTAACCGACGGAGGCGAGAAGTCGCTTCCATTCACTCTACTTCTCAAAGCTCAGGTACAGTCATGGCAGACAGTAATAGCAGCCAGTTACCCAAAACGAATGGCACTCCGATTAAACCAGAGACCCTGTCTCCGGGAACACGCGGAGGCAAGTAAAGAAAGTCTCCAGTGGTTTCGGAATCTCAAATCTCCCAAGAATTTGGCAAGGACATTGTCTGCGTCGAATGTGGAGTTCCGAAACCGCCGAAGAAGTTCAATGACGACAGCGTAGTGTGCAAGTCCTGCACGCCCAAAGTCATGAAGCGTCAAGAGGTTACGATCTCTGCTGATGAGCACGCTCGCAACGACTTCACGAGTCAGCTTGTGGAGATGCGAAAAACTGCTGACCCTCAGATTGTCACTGGCGTCCAGAAGGCTCTTGAAATACTCGGCCAGTCTCCACAGGAGGTTATGGCTGAGGTGATTCTGGAGATGCGGAATCCATCCAAGGACCGCAACGACTTGTCCATGGAGCAGCTTGCGGCGATGCCAGTCGACTTCAAGACGATTGGTCATTACCTGAAAATGCTTCAGGAAGCCCAGAAAATTCATGACGAGGATCTAAAGGGCGCTAATCCATTCGGCAATGCAACGCCGGAAGACCTCCGTGCGACAATGTTGCAGGGAGCCATTGAGCACTCAGCTGATGACATTAGCCTACGCAAGCAGTTAATCCATGGGTTCCTTGAACGGTGCCCAACGTTCATTGCTGAGGTTTTAGAAGTCGCCGAACAGATCAAGAAGGAGATGACAGTACATGCCTCCGCTTGATACCCGCTCACTGATGCTGGCCGCCGCAGCGCTTAATGATCACGACATGGACGGGCTTCGCCTGTTCCGGCCGACTGAAATGCAGGAAGCCGCACTCAAGCGGATGAGCTTAGAGCACGTCTTTGAAGTCCTGATTGTTGCTGGTAACCGTGCTGGCAAGTCAGTTCTCGCAGCCGTTTTCTTTGCTTCGTTCCTTCGCGACGTTCCCGTCACGTGCCGGTCTGGTGAGAAAATCTACTGCCGCCCTGATCGACTACGCGGGCAGACGGTCAATGCGTGGCTGATTGGTGACCACCTGAAGCACATTGGGCAAACTCTCTATCGGCTGCTGTTTGATCCTGAACCGTCCAAGGGGTTGTTCAAAATCATTAAGGACGAGGTAACTGGGGCGTGGAGAGCGTGGCAGCCGGAACTGTACGACAACGACTGGGATCGTAAGAATGAAACGCGTTGGGCTCCACCAGTCATTCCTCCATCGACCTTTTCTCGTGAACCATCTTGGGCTCACAAGGGCGACCATGAGTTTCGCAATATCCGATTGTTAAATGGTGCGACAATCTATGCGTTTGCGTCTTCCGCTGAGGTCAAGCAGGGCGACCCGGTCGATATTATTTGGAACGACGAGAATATCGTCACGAAAGATTACTACCAAGAATGGATCTCACGGCTTCGCGATGACGAAGGCATGATCATGTGGTCAACGATCCCAAGGGATGAATGCTACGTGTTCAACTCTGTCATCGACCGCATGGAGGCGTGCGAAGAAGAAGTCGAGAAGGGCGAGCGGGATGCCGACGAACTTCACTGTGCCAAGATTCACCTGAGCTATCTTGATTCGCCGTTCATCCCTGACCGCCAGAAAGAATTAGCCAAAGAACAAGCTGGCGATCGTGACGCGCTGGTGCGAATTTACGGGGTTCGGTCCTCACGAATCATTGCAATTTATCAGGACTTCGACGCTGATTACCACACCGTGCGGTATCACGACGAGACGATGAATGACAAGTTGACGGCGGTTCTCGAGAAGAACAACTGGTCACCACCCGCGGACTGGACGCGGGAGTTAATTCTTGACCCGGGAACGCAGAAGCCTGCAATCCTGCTAGGGGCTATCCCTCCACCGGAATTGTGGGATCACGACGAGCCATATTTCGTTCCCTACGCCGAGTTGTTTATCCGTCGCATGCAACCGCTGGATATGGCGAAGGCGATCATGCTCCGCGAGAAGAACTTCCACTTTGAGCGATTCATTATCGACAATCGCATGGGACGGCAGAAGCCACCGGGCTTCGTTGAGACTGTTTCGTACCAGTACACAAAGGCGTTCAAGGCAGCCGGACTAGAGTCACGGCAGACGGGATTCGGCTTCATTGCCGGGGATGATGATTTTGCCCGTCGCTCGAAGCAGGTTATTCACGCAATGCGACAACGCCCATGTGGCAGACCGCAGTTGCGATGCGTTATTCCAGGGGTTCCAAATCTCGTCAAGCAACTCAAGTCCAACATCCGGAAGACCACTCCAGACGGCGAGGCAAAGGAAGAGGCGGCCGACAACCAGGTTGATGACATGCGTCAATGCTTGGAGTATTGGATTTCCCGTCGTCCCAAATATGTCACTCCACCAACAGTTTCAATCGATGACGCTTCCTTTGCATTGCAAAGGCATCGACAATTAACGGCAGAATATGCGGCGAGGCAACCGCTAAAGAAGGCCACTCAATTCAACATAGGAATCCCATCATAATGGCTCAGGCAACATTGATACCAAACGAGACAGCAAAGCCGGCAAAGCCAGCGAAGAAACCGAACGCAAAGAAGCCCTATGTCAGCACTGAGGGGTTGTCCATTGCTGACTTTGTTTTCTGGCACCCGGCCGGGGAAACACGCAATGGGTCTCTGCCTGCATTGATCATTCAGGTCCGGGGGCCCACAACGTTGTGTCTGCGGGTTTTCGGCGAGAATGGGGACGACGCGAAAGACGCCGTCAAGCATTCTGATGACCCCACTCTGACAAAGAGGCACCGTGTTAGTAGTGGCACATGGACTCGACGGGACGCTGAAGACTAATGTACAAAGACGTACACCAACTCCAAGGGCAGTTCTATGGTCCGCTCACGGCCATCTGGCTAGAGCGAATCAAGGCTGCTAAGCACGCCAAGAAACGGTTCATTGCCATTGGCAAGACGTGCAACGATTTCTACGAATCCCAAGCTGGGTTCATGTGGAAAGAAAAGGAGTATTTCAACGGGGATCTTCCTTCACCGAAATTCGCGTTCACTATTGCCAAGGCGTTTGAATTCGTTTCGATTTTCGGGCCGCATTTGTATTGGCAGTACGCTAGTCGCAAGGTTTTCTCTCAGCGAAAACTGAAGTTAACTCCTGAGATTTTTGGAGACCCCAACGATCCAGCCGTTCAGGAGATGGCCGGTCAGGTCATGTTGCAGGAGGCTCAGGAAGAAGCTCTTACGAACTTCGGCAACCAGATGATGTCGTTGTATCTGGACTGGTCTCAACGTGAGCAGCCGGCTGGGCTGATTGTCCACGGGATGCACGCGGTTACGGAGTCACTCATTAAGGGCATGGGGCTGCTGTGGACGGAAACGTATTCCCCTCGTGGCTCCGAAGCCGTCTACACCAAAAACACCTACGGTACAGTTGATGATCTATTCGTAGATCCGGATTGCCATGATCCGCTGTGGGACACTGCTGGCTACATTGTTCGCAAGCACGTGGACCCCATCTGGTTTGTTGAACGCAAGTTTGGGCTAGAACGAGGCCGACTTGATGGCATGGGCACAGTCAAGAGCAAGGAACACCAAGCACGCCAAGACACGAACCAAGCACAGAAGGACAAAAAAAAAGACACGTTCGACTGCATGGAATGGTATGAAGTCTGGTCGAAAGTCGGTGTTGGTCCTCGCACAAAAGACCTGAACCACCAGATGGTCGACGCGTTTGATCAGCAGGTGGGTGATGACGCCTATCTTGTTGTCGCGCCAGGCGTTCCGTTCCCGCTCAACGCACCACCAGAGAAGTATTTTGGGGACAATCCAGCGACTTCAGACGAAGTCAAAGACATGTTCAAGTGGCGATGCACCAACTTCGGTGCTGAGTTTCCTTGCAATAAAGACAACCGCTGGCCTGTTGCGCGGCTTTCGTACAACCCGATTCTCAACTCACCATGGCCTTTAGCCCCATTGGCTCCGGGGCTTGGGGAGCTCATCGCACTAAACGTGCTCACATCGAGCTATGTCGATCAGGCGTGGAATAATCGCCAGCAGATTCTGGCGTATGTCGAGTCAGCCACCATAAGCCTACAGGAAGCTCTTAATTCAGATGCGGCGTTTGTGAAAGTCCCGCTGAACGACAACATCAACAGCAACATCAATGAGGTCATGCAGTTCCTGCAGCGTCCAGCAGCCAACACTGACCAGCTTGCGGCGATTCAGATGATGGCAGCCGCGTTTGATCGTCGCGTTGGCCTGTCGGAATTGCACTACGGGGAATCAAAAACTCAGGTGCGAGTCGCAGCTGATAGTCGTCAGAAGTCCGACGCGGTCAACATTCGTCCCGAGAAGATGTCTGGCGATGTTGCTCGATTCCTGACCGATGCCTCTCAGTTGGAAATGTTTCTGGCAGTGATGCACGTTCAAGGCGTCGATCTCACTCACTTGCTTGGCGGATTCGGGGCGTCGCAATGGGATCAGTATTTCGGCCAGATGCCCATTGAGCAACTCATGCGGGAAGCCAAAGCGACGGTTGAAGCCTCTGAGGTTCGACGGCCGAACAAGGAACGCGATACGGCAAACGTCCAGGCCTTACAGCAGTTTCTTCTCCCGGCGCTCCAACAGTACGCCCAATCGACAACGGACACCAAGCCAATCAATCAGCTCATTGAGATGATGTCTGAGGCGATGGAGCTTGCTGGCGAGCCAATCCAGTTGCCTCCGTGGCAGCCACCAGTCAACGAAGAGCAGCAGCAGATTCAGCAGCAATCTCAGCAACTGGACATGCAGAAGACAGCCGCTGAGACCGAAGCGAAGAATGCCGCCGCGAAAAAAGCGATGGCAGATGCTGCAGCAACGATGATCAAGACACAGATCCCCGGTGGGATGATCGGCGAAATGGAGCATGAGCAGAATATGCGGCAGAAGGAAGAACTGCATGAGCAGTTGCTGGCGCACGACGGACAGAACCAGATTCAGATGCTTCTGTTCAATGATGCTCAGGGAAAACAGAAACTCAAAGAAGGCAAACAGAGTGAAGACTAAACTAAAACAACTCGACATCCCTGATGACATTCAGGCATTCGGTGATTGCCCGATGCGATGCGGCGACAAGACCGTCATGCAGTTCTTTCTAGAATCTGTTGCTGCCGGAAACACGCCGAAGTTCGCGGAAACGCTGGCGATGCAACAGGCTCCGGGTATCGGAATCACGAATGCTGTCTTCCAAAGCGACCAGCGGCGTCACGGCCTTTCAATTCTTGACCGGATGAATGGAGACCGCCGTGCCGTCGAGAGACTCAGGGGGCAACTCGCGAAGCAGGGGTACAGCCTCAAGTCCGATGATCACTATATCCCGACGGCCGCAGCGTTCCCCGGTGACGTGAACGCAGTCCTTTCGAACACGAACACGCGTGAGAGTGTCCAGAATCATGCCAATCATGTTGCTGAGGAACGACTGAAGCCTAAGCCGCATGTGGCATTGAATCCCAGAATCGTTAATCGCATTGCACAGGAGAGGATCAAAGCAGATCCCAGCTTGGCAAGAAAACCCCGTGCCGAACTCGCCGCCTCGATCATTGAGCGGCACGGCAACAACAAGAAAGACTGATGATGAGACCAGACAAAATGACCCCCGAAAAAAAATGGTCGCAGATTGAGGGCGCAATCCGAAGCACAGTAAAGGTTCCCAAGCAGGGAGCTGCGATCTTGATTGAGTTCCTGAAAGATCTTCGGGACCGCAAAGGCGGAAGCCTGGGCAAGTGCCCGAATGAGGGTCAAGTCCAGCAGTTGCGGGAAATGGTTGAGGATCTCTCAGAGTCCGTCGTCAATCTGAAAAGGCGATTGGAGGCGCTCGAGCCTGAAACTGATCCTGAAACTGAGCCTGAAGCGTAGTTCCCCGTTTTAGACTGTTTTTGAGATATGTCCGATGTCAGAACTCCTATCTTACAGTGATGTGTATGAGCACCTGCTTGACGTGTTTTACCAAAACGGTAAAGCCGTCGGGCGGCAGGCTCGGGTTCTGCGCAGGGCAATTATTGAAGCCTATCGGCTGCTGCCTTCCCTCGCGAATTGGGAGTATTTTCGCCGCACTGGATCAATCAACACATCCCTCCCCGTGACTTACGAGGGGGTCGCGTACACAGTAGCAGACCTGAAGCTCACGTTGTCCTCCGGCACATGGGGCGATGATGTCGAAATGGGATCGGTCACAATTGCCGATCGCCGATATCGAATCATCAGGAAATTGTCTACCACAGTCCTGCAGTTAAAGGAAGGGCCGGCTGCAGATGTCACGGGATCTGTTCGCTGGTCACAGGTTCGATACCTGTTGCCTATGGACCTAGGCGATATTGTTGAACTGACAGACACGGGGTTCTACTCGTTCAGTCGCGTCCCTGCGGTTAATGTGTGGGAATGGCAGGAGATGATCAACATTGATTCCATGCCAGCACACTGGGCGATCCTGCCGTCTGCGGCAAACCCCGGTCGCTTGGAACTGTGGCTGTCTGGGTCAGTCGAATCATCCCGGACTCTCCGCTATTTGTATCAGGCCCGAAACACTGTCATCCGGTTTAATTCAATCGAGTCGAGCACAGCGAATGGCAATGTCACTGTGAGTGGAAGCACTGCAACTTTCAGTGAGGGAATCCTCAACTCGAATCACGTTGGTTCGGTATTCAGGACTTCAGTGGACGCTGACTCACCAACAAGTGAATTCGGCAAACTGGTGAAGGACAACGCAACGGGCGTCTACGAAAACACGTTGAACCCGGCGATCTCTGAAAAGATTATCATTTCAGTTGAAAGCACAGTCTCTGCGACCCTGTCATCGGCTGCGGAATCCCAGTCAACAGTCGGATTCTCGATGTCTCCACACATCGACGTGAACTTCGAAGGCATGTGGGAACTGCTATTGCGACTGGCTGAGGAACAGTACGACATCCTCACACGCGCGGAGGCATCGATTCGACGAACATCCAAGGCAGAGCGAATGATGGCGTTTCGTGCAGCTCTCAGGGCTGACGCGCCAGGCCAAGAGCGTTCTGCGAACAGGCGAATTTACTTCTCGGTCGAGGGGGCTGATTAGATGGCCAGTCCAGCAACGAGCATTGAGCACTGGTGTCTCTCCACTGTTCACGGCACTATCAGTCAAATGGCGAAGAACCATAGGTTTTCTGCTATCCCCGGAGACAGCATTCAGGAAGTCAACAAGGAATCGGTCATCATTCGGCTGAATCGTAGACCAAGCAATGATGAGCGTTCTCAGCAGGCACCAGAACGGGGGATCGATTTACCCGGATTCATTGTCACGTACCGCGGCCACAGGCGACCAGTCACGGCTGGCGAGAACACAGTGGATGATGGAGTCGTCGAGATTCTGGTTCAGTTAGTCGATGCAGGCGATGATGGCGATGCAACGAACATCGCGTCGTACATGGCGTGGACCGCAGCAATTCGATTTCAATTGCAGGGAGCTCCGGGATCGCTTTCACCTTTGGCTCAATGTCCGTTATCATTGGGCCAAGTTTACATGGTTCACGTTTCAGACATGAATCCCTCGGACGAAACAGATTGGGCATTCAGTGAACATTTCCGAATGGCGCTCAACGTTGAGTGTTTCACACGCACACCCAGAAAAGTAGAACGATAAGGAAATCGAATGACCATTACACTTGGCAGTGAAATCGCACCAGCCGTTTTGGCCCGCCTGAACATCAACGCCAAAACCATCTGTTTTGCGAGTGCGACCCCAATGTCCACACGCGAGATCGTGACGAATTCCGACAACAACATCTGCGGCGACTTGGACCCATTTATCTCCCGAGCTCAAAAGGGCCGCAAGATGGTCAAGTGGCAGTTCGCATTTGACCTCACTTACCCGATCGCGGAGCACATCTTTCCGCTTCTGGGTGTTACAATCGCTCCGGGCGCTAATGGTCCATGGACGCTCGGCCCCACAGACCCGCTCGTGTCATTCGCGGTTGTTATTGACATGGTTGGCGAGATCCACAGCATTGCTGAAGCATTCATCACGAAGTTTGCTTTTCGGGGATCAAAGGGTAGTCGCCCAGTCCAGATGACCATTGACGTAGTTGGTGTCGATGAAGTGGCCGGTACGTTCACTGTAGACAAACTCGACTTCGGAGATGAGTTCGCGTTCACTCACTCAAGCCTGACGATGGAGAATGATGCTGGAACACCAGCCTACGTTAACCGCCCGTTTGACCGATTCATGTTGCAGGTTGACAGCAATCCAATCATTGAACACAACAACTCAATCACGATGACGGACATCCAGATTGGCAACCGGCAGTCGGTGTTCGCCACCTCGATTCCGTATGTGACCGCACATAATGACACGTTTTTCAACGCTCGCGACTTCGACGAAGGAATCGGGTCAGTTCTGATCTTAGACAACGGCACCAAGGAACTTACATTCACAATGCCAGCCGGTATCGGCGTTGCCCGTCCGGGTAACATCACTGGCAAGGCTGATCAGATCCGCACTCCAGTCACAATGCTCTTGCATCGTGATATTGAGGAGGATGATATAACTCGGATTCCGCCAATCACGATATCGCAACAAGACTCACCATGATCGATGACGGCTACACCGAAGAGTTTCAGGGGTTTCGCTTTCGGCCATTGCTGGGGGTTGACCGCCTGAAGCTCGAGGCGCTTCATAGGCTTGAAGACTGGTGGGGAATCGATGACATCCTCTGGTCGCCAATCCGATTTGATGGGGGGGAGCCTGACGAGACACAACTAACGGAAATCACGAAGCGACAGCTGGAGTGGGATGACGAGAATGATTTCAACAATTTGAGATCCGGCCTTGAGATCGCACTTAAACATCCGCTTCTTTCACTTCGCTCCTGCGAGCTTTGCAAAGCGTGGTGGTTCAATCAAGACACAGGGTACGTTTGCTTAAATGAGAGAGGGCCAATCAGGCGGAAGCGACACGCAAAGGCTTCTTGCGAAACAACAGCCGGATGCGAGAAAGGCCACCACTCCAGCCCAGCAGAGTGGAGTCCAAGAAATCAACAGGCATGGAAGCACTATCTGGAATGGCGTCACGTTGGACTGCCAGACCTTCATAAGCAATGCCCGATCGTTCGAAGGAATTGGAAACTGATCGGCGATATGATTGAACAGTATGGACTACCGAAAATTCATCTCGGAATTCCTGGCACGCCAGGGAAATAAAGATCCGGCATCCATGCTGGATGATGACATGCAGGGACTCATTAGTCTTTCGCGTGATCAGGAACTGGATGAACGCACAGACATAGTTTCCTCCGATGGAGAGAAACGTGAAGTCAGGGATGTTGACGAGCTAACGGAGGATTCGTTGAGCTTGACACTGATGTCAGAACCGGCCATGGACTCGGCCATTTTCACACAAGAAGAAGCGACGGAGGGAGATTCCGCTGTCGCGAACGAAGTCCCGGAGAGTCAGCCAACGCTAGTTTCCCCACCAGAGGAATTGATTTCTGCGATCGGAGACGAAGCCGAATCAACTGAACCGTTAACCACAGAGGCACAACATGCAGAGGCGATCACAGCAGGAGCAGATACGAGTCAATCGATTAGTCCAACAGTACCAGACCAGAGTGAAGTCCTTTCAGCATCTGCCAGCCCTGCATCAGTCACTGATGTAGTTACTGTATCGAGTCCCACTCTCCCGGATGTTTTTATTACTCCGGAAGCAGATATTGCTGACCCAGATTTGTTCACCGGAGACGGTGCCGTCGAGCAGGAGAACTCACGTCAG